GTTAACTACCTCTACTCCATTTTTGCAAAAATTTTATCAAGATAAATATCCAAATAAACCTGTATTTTTAGTTCGTAATGGAATTGATTTAGATAGGTGGAAACCTAGAAATGATCACTCTGGTCATCTTCCTACCTTTGGTTGGGTTGGGGCAACACCTTGGCGTAGTGGTGACTTAGAAAAACTTAACCCATTCTTTGGTGAGTTTATAAAGAATCAACACTGTAGATTTCATCATTCTGGCAGCATAGTAAATGCTCCTACTGTAGCCAAACAAATCGGTATAGATAAAAATATATTTACCCATGAACCTATGAAACCTATTATGTCCTATCCAGAATTATTTAGAAAAATAGATATAGGAATAGTTCCTTTAAATAAACTAGATTTTAATGATGCTAAATCCTTTATTAAAGGTCTTGAATATACCGCGGCAGGAATTCCTTTTATATCTAGTGATTCTCCAGAATATGTTTATCTTGCTGAACAAGGGGTAGGAAGAATAGCAACCAATGCCAATGAATGGCTACAACATGCAGAAGAACTATTAGACCCAAAGGTAAGAAAGAAAGAAAGAGAAAATAATAGAAGAATTGTACAAGAAAAATTTAGTATGGAAGTAAGAGCAAAAGACTGGGAAAAAGTCTTTGATGATATTATTGCGTTATAATTAATATATGGCTAAGATCTTTATTCAACCTTTAGATGGTTTAGATTTACTTACGACTACCCTCGAAAATTTTCTTAAAAAAAATAGTGGGCATAGAAAAGCCTTATTTCAAAATCAAGCAGATTTTACCTTAGAAATATGTAGGGATACATCTTTGGGCAGCAAGGTCCCCACGATGGCTATTTTTGACCACAATGAGGCTTTAATAGGCCTTGGAGCATCTATTGCCAATTCCTTTAGATCGGTTTTAATTGAGGCAGGCTATCCCAAGGCAATTCCAGGGGGTAGGGAGTTTACTACCTTAGTAATTAAAGTAGGAAGACCTAATGATCCTATAGATGAAGTTAGATATGGAAATATAATCGGGGAAGCAATAGTTAAATATTATAATCCTGAATATGAATTAATATTAAACCATCAAGCAGAACCTACTAATAAAGCAAGTAAAGATAAAACATATTATGATAGAGCCTTTAATCAAAACTCTACTAGCAATGCTTCTTTAATATTTAAAAAGAAGTCTTAATACCAGCCTTTATATAATCTAAAATCTAAGGCTTTACATCCATCACCATAAATCAAATTAACATATTTAATCATTGCATCAATTTGAGCATATGGATCAGAAGTCTTTTTAGAGTCAACAAGAGCCCAAGTGCTGTTAAGAAACTGCCCTATACCAAAAGCAGTAGACTTAGGGTTTTGGGCAAGTGGATTCCAACGACTTTCTCTATCTACTAGTTTAAAATAACAACTTAATTCTTTTGCAGAAACATTTTCTTTTAAATAGTGTTGATAAGACTTTATTGCTAATTCAGATTTAGGATCATTAAATTGTGCTCTAGAACGGCTAGCAACAACTGAGTTAGACTCTCTTGCAGTATTTACCCCCTCTAAAGGACTATAGGTGGCTTGTCCTTTTGAGACAGCCACCAAAGGTTCGGCGGTATATAAGGGAGTCTGTCTATCTACATAATTAATATAAGTACCAATAAAAATAAAAGCCAATAGTGCTGAATATACTTTCTTCATAAGTTACCTCCTTGAAGAAGTTTTTTTCGACTATTCTAGTATAACCCATAGATTTAATAAAATCAAGGTTTTTTAATATATTTTTTAAATGTGATATAAGTCATGTATGTATATATGTATATATGTGGATAGTATTTAATATATTTTATATTATTTAATATATTATATTTAATCTATTCCCTCCCTATCCACCCATCTAGTTTATACTTGATTTTTATATTTGTCAATAGTATCTTTAATAATTCTTTCAGCATTGGTTCCTGGAGAGAACGTTGAATCACAAGTCTTGCAATCAAAGTATACCTCATCTGATTCTTTAACTTTTAATATTATTACATGATCCATAATATCTTCGTTAAAAGGACAGTTTATTGGATTGGCTTTGCCCTTACTTGCTAGTTCTGTGTAAAAGTGAACTTCTTGAACAGTTAACATCTTGACCCTTCTTTAAAACTCTAGTACAATGATATCATTACTCTTAAAAAAAATCAAAGGAAGTGTTTTATTAATGCCGTCATTTATTGACCAAAACGGATCCATCTCAGATCCATACAAAAACTTTATTCATATTTCAAGATATGCAAGATGGATAACAGATAAAAATCGTAGAGAAACCTGGTTAGAGACGGTAGAAAGATATATTAATTTCATGAAAGATCACATGATACTTAATTACAACTATTCATCTGACGATAAAGTATTTAACGAAGTTAAAGATGCAATTATTAATCATAAAATTATGCCTTCGATGAGAGCATTGATGACTGCTGGCCCAGCCTTAGACCGTGACCATATCGCAGCATACAACTGTTCCTTTATTGCCGTAGACCATCCTCGTGCTTTTGATGAAGCCATGTATGTTTTAATGAACGGTACAGGAGTAGGATTTAGTGTTGAACAAAAATACATTAATGAACTTCCTTTAATATCTGAAGAATTTCACCCTACAGAGACAACCATTGTTGTTGATGATTCTAAACTAGGTTGGGCAAAAGCGTTTAAAGAACTTATTGCTTTGTTGTACCAAGGTCAGGTTCCAAACTGGGATATGTCAAAGGTTAGACCAGCAGGAGCAAGACTTAAAACTTTTGGTGGACGTGCATCTGGTCCAGATCCATTAAATGATTTATTTAAATATTGCGTAGAAACATTTAGAATTGCAAAAGGAAGAAAACTAAAATCAATCGAGGCACATGACATTATGTGTAAGATTGGTGAAGTTGTTGTTGTTGGAGGAGTTAGAAGAAGTGCACTTATTAGTCTTTCTAACCTAGATGATTTTGAAATGGCAAAAGCAAAAAATGGTCAATGGTGGGAAGTTAATGGACAACGTGCCTTAGCAAATAATTCTGCTGTTTATAATTCAAAACCAAATACTGCACAGTTCCTTCGTGAATGGAGAAACCTCTATGATTCAAAATCTGGAGAACGTGGTATTTATAACATGGAGAGCGTTCGTAAACACGTTGATTCATTTGGGCGTAGAGACTCAAGCAAGATATCAGGAACAAATCCTTGTGGAGAAATTTTACTAAGATCAAATGAATTTTGTAATTTAACAGAAGTTGTTATTTCTGCAGATGATACTGAAAAAGAATTACTAGAAAAGATTAGACTTGCTACAATTCTAGGAACTTGGCAGTCTACTTTAACTAACTTTAAATATCTTCGTAAGACATGGAAAGATAATTGTGAAGAAGAAAGACTACTAGGGGTATCTTTAACGGGTATATATGGAAATAAATTAACTTCTACCCCTGGAGATAAATTAAAAGAATTACTTGTTAGACTAAGAGATCATTCAATTGAATCTAATAAATTAGAAGCAGAAAAAATAGGAATTAATCAATCCGTTTCTATTACCTGTGTTAAACCATCTGGAACAGTAAGTCAGTTAACTGGTGTGTCAAGTGGAATTCATCCATGGTATTCAGAATATTACATTAGAAGTGTGCGTGGAGATAACAAAGATCCATTAACTCAATTCCTAAAAGACTCTGGAGTTCCTTACGAAGCAGATGTTATGAAGCCAGATCAAACAACAGTATTTTATTTTCCACAAAAGGCTCCAAAAAATGCCACTATTACAAAAGATTTAACAGCAATAGATCATTTAGAAATGTGGAAAATTTATAGAACATACTGGACAGAGCATAATCCAAGCGTAACAGTTAATGTCCACGAGGATGAATGGATGAGAGTTGGAGCATGGGTATTTGATAACTTTGATTCAATTGGTGGGGTATCATTTTTACCATCTTCAGAGCACTCATACAAGCAAGCACCATATCAAGAAATTACAAAAGAAGAATATGAAGAGGCAGTAAAGAAAATGCCAGAATCAATTCGTTGGGATATGATGACTATTTACGAAACAGAAGATGGAACAACTGGCAGCCAAGAATTGTCTTGTGTTGCTGGAGTTTGCGAAATAGTTGATATTTCAAAATAGCCTTTTGTGCTAAAATAGATTAGAGGTATACATGTCTAATCAAGTCTCAAATCTTTATGCCGCAAGAATATTTGCAGAGCACCCTCTTGCATTATGGGCCTTAGATGATGACTTTTCTTTTATATCAAAATTAAGCATACAAGATAAAAGCATTATTAATTGGGATCTAAGTAACATAACTTCTGCCTCAGCATCAAATCCAGTAGGCTTAATACTTGAAAATGAGCAAACAGATGTATTAACTGTAATTTCTGCATCGTCTGGATATCAAGGATCAGCATCGGGTACAGCAATAAATTCTATTACAGACTTAGATCCTGATAAAAAGACATTATCTATAAATGCTTTTGCTTATAACTATAACAACGTTTCTAGTTTTGATATAGGGTTTATACATAGTGGTTCTACTTTTTTTACTTCCTATACCCCAGAAAGAGAAGAGGTATGGACAAAAATAAGTCATACCCTAAATATTCCTACAGGCAATGTTGATATATATCCATATTTTAAAGTAAACTATGATAATACTTCACTAGGAAATTTTGGATCTGATTATAACTTTTCTATAAATGCTTTATCGGTTGGTCAATGGTCTGAACTATTTCACTATCAAAGCACTGGAACCCTATCAGCAAGCATAGACCCAAATATATTAAACATTATATCTGCCTCATCTTCTTTGTCAGCCTCAGCAATAACTGGGGTAGTAGCAGATTCTTATGGAATAGCAGAATCTAAAAACGGATACTATATTGTTGAAAAAAATAGAACACTTGCATATAGCGATAACTTTCCAATTACTTTTGGTGCTACAAATATAACTAATATTACATATCCTCTTTATGGAGAAGTACCTTCTATGGTTTTTTCTGGAGAAGGATTTTTAAATGAGTCTGGTAGATATAAAGAAACTACTTTAGAGTTTTGGCTAAGAGCACATACAAATGTATCAACCCCAATAAGAATATTTGGACCACTAACAACAACTGACGGTATTTATATAGAAAAAGATTTTATAACAATAAAAATAGGACCATATAGAAAATCATACTTTATAGGCAAATGGTATAGACCTATGCTACTAGACTTTAGATATAACATAGATACTGCTTCATTATTAATCAATGGAGATTTGGTTATTGATATGAACATAGATCAAAATAAATTTACATTGGCTGATAAAGATTATAACTATGTAGGAGTTTATGGAAATGAAAATGTATACCCATTTGAAATAGACGCTATTGCTATTTATCCATACGTAGTTCCAGAGCAAATTGCAAAGAAAAGATTTGTTTACGCTCAAGGAGTTGAGTCAGCAAATAACATTGTGTCTAATTTTAAAGGAGACTCTTTCCAGGTAGACTTCCCTTACGCTAAATATACATCCACTATAAACTACCCAGATATGAACAGTTGGAACTCGGGATTCTTTAATAACTCTAACAGCACCTCTAAATACCTTACAAATCCAGAATACTCTCTTCCACAAATTATTTTTAGTGAAGAGGTAGATTTAGATAATTTCTTAATAGATAACTATAATATACAAGGATCTGACTATCCATTTATTAAATTAAAGCCTAATGCAAATTATAATAATATAGTTTCAAGTATTAATTTTAATAGTTTGAATGTTTTGAGTACCCCAATTAAAAGTATATTCGGGGTATTTAGAGCACCATCTACTCTGACTGCTACTAAAGAAGTATTAATGTACTTCTCTAATAACTTTAATAATAACAACTTTTCAGTTAAAACAAGTAATGCAGGAGTGGAGTACTTCTATAACGATACTAAGATATTTGATCACGCTATTGTAGAAAATGCTGTATTTATTGCTGGTTTTGATTTAGATATTATATCTCAAGAGTATTCAACTATCTTAAATAACTTTTTTTCTAACCCTCAAAATATATCTTTTAGTTTGGGTGGAAATCAATCATCTATGTTTAGTGGAAAGATATTTAACTTTACATTTAATAATAGAATGTTTACAGATAAAGACCTTGATAACTACATACACAGCACTGGTTTTTTTGACCCAGACGTTGAGCCAGACAATCTTATAGACTACATTGGAAACTATACTTTCTTCCCACAAGTATTATCAGATAGTCTTATTATAGACGTTGGAAGTTCTGGGTATTGGGAAGACTCCATACCGCTTTCTTACTTTGGAAAATTTGTAGAAGATAAAAACAAAAATCCATACTACGACTTAGACTTAATGCAATTCAACGTAGAGGCACCATCACCTTTAATTTTACAAAAAGATCAATACTACGTTCTTGACGGTGGACTATCTACAACCTTAGACTTTGATTTATACTTTGACAGTGGCACACCAACCACGTCTGCTTCCAGCGTTGTCTTATCCTTTGATGGAGGAACCCCCACTACTGTTCTATTTATTGAGTACTTAACAGAAGAAGAATTAGATATAGCGTATGGATCATTCTCAAGAGATGACTATACAGTAAAAACATATATAACATTACAAAATTATACAGATGTAGGAAATATTCCTTATACAGAATATTCTAATACTAAAAGGATAGGTGCAGATAGGGTATTAGATTTAGATGAATATACTACTGCCCAAATAAATAATACTAAGTTTGAAGTGACAGATAGAACAGTAATATTCCCACCAAAAGAACTAGTAAACTTTGCAGACTATTATATAACTATACATTTAGAAATTCAAACAAAGGGTATAAATAGAACCCCTATTAAAATTAAAAGAATGTCTATATCATCCCTTGCATATGATGAATCATCCTTTTATTCCATTAATAGTCCTGACGGATATAAACTATTTCCATTTAATAGATATGGAGATATATATGCCTATAAACTAAAGAACCCATTTACTATATATAAAGATTCTACTTCTTATATGTATAATACTGGAGACTCTGGTATTACCGTTCTCCCATACGACAGTCCCGCTACTAGAGGTATCACTATTCCAATTAATCAGCAGTTAGCAACAGAATATTTGCTTGGAGGTGTTCAGTTTTGGAGTTTTTACAACAAGGGTGAAACGATAGAAGAAACGGTACAGGTAGGAAAGATTTCTACTAGAGATAGGTCTTATGATATTAAGTTAGTTCCAGAGTCAAATTATACTAGGGCTAAGATGGTTCTTTTTGATGAGGATACTAACAATGAAGCAACTGGTATAGTTTTTTATCAAAACGGTAGTATTGTAGACAATCCATATATTCAACCTTTATCTTGGAATGCAATAATAATTACTTTTGAAGAGTCTATAGATTTACCAAGTTCTGTAGGGCAGTTAGAAATATATGAAGGATTAATGGTTAATAATATTGCATTTTACAAAAAGTCTTCAGACGTTCTTGGTTCTATATTTGTTGATAACGAGTGGAGGGACTTAAGAGCAGACACCACATGGGGATCATGGTATGAGTCTGGTGCTGGAATTTGGGAAGAAATAGAAGGACAGAGTGAGCCTTTAACGTTTATTGTTGATGGAAAATCAATTTATGATTCTACTTTTGGAGTTTCTAGCGTAGTTGGAAGAGATAATTCAACTTTATCTATTGATTCTGATGGTGTAACAATAATTACTGGAACAATTTGGGAAGAGTATAGCGGAAGACCTGTATAATCTGATATAATTGGGTTATGAATAATAAAAATATTGACAAAAATGGTAAGTCTAAGTTAAAAGTAATTAATAAACAACAAAGATATGGCTTATACGTGTGGCAAATGGATCACAATGGAAAGGCTTTTGGAGACAAAAGTGGCAACGTAATGAATATTCCAGGTAATCAGTATGATTTAGATAAGATGAGCAAGGTAGCACAAGCCGCTAGATATTATAATGCTCCAGCAGGAAAGGTAATTTTTATGCCAGGAGTAAGAAGAGTATCAGATATGGAATACTCTGAACAGATTGGAAGAATGAAAGAAGGATATATTGCCAGCGAGACCGACATTGGTGCCTGGATGGATGCAAAAAAGGGGATAAACACAAATGGAGAATGAAGAATTAGAATCTATTGCAAGAATAGATAATTTAGATAGAATGGAAAGACCAGAAAAAAGCGATGACTTTATGGTCGATGCAGAATTAGCAAAAACATATACAGGACTAGATTCAAATTTTAAACGTAGAGCAACAAGATCAATAAGCAAGGCATTTACTGGTCAAGAAAATACAGGGTCAAAACAGTTATTTCAAGAACAAGATATAGTTACAGCATACGGACTTTATGATGTAGTTGTTCCACCATACAATTTAGACGAATTAGCATTCTTCTATGAAAACTCATTTGCTAACCATGCTGCTATAAATGCTAAAGTAGCAAATACTGTTGGCTTAGGTTATTCATTTATCAACACAGACTCAACTTTAGCAAGACTAGAAGATGCTGAATCAGATGAACAATTAATTAGAGCACAAAGAAAAATCCAAAGACTAAAGGCTCAAATGACCGAGTGGCTAGAAGAACTAAACGATGAAGATACCTTTAGCCATATTTTAGAAAAAGTATATATTGATGCTGAATCAACAGGTA